CAGGACGGCGAGGTGGTCGGCGTGTTCGAGGCATCGCGCTCGGGCGATCACATCATCCGGACGGCTGGCGGCTCCGTGCCGGTCAACCTGCGGTTCGCGCGCGCGGTCGCCGAAGGGAAGATCCGTCTGCAGGCTGCGTCATAGCTGGGGAAGGGCAATGGTGGAGAAAATCCCCCGAAATTGTCAGCGGGATTTTCGAGAATTGATAATAAATTTTGGTGGTGGCAGACTTTGGTTTGTGTTCGCACTTAGGACGGAGGACGCATGGACCAGCAATACATCATCTCAATCGTGGATCGGGCTGGCGTGCCGTATGACCCCAATCCGACATTGCAGAACGAATACCACTTCGTTCGGTTCTTTCATCGTGCAACCGCCCGAAGTCTGAACTTGGGTTATTGGGCAACAAAAGATGTCTTTGTGGCTGACTTCGTATTTAAGTCCAAGGAAACGCTTCCGGAGAACCAAGCTGACCTAGCTTCCTTCCTTCGACTCTTTGGTGGTGAGATTGGAGGAAGGCCAACGCCGTTTGCTAGACTGCAGCCTACGTTCTCACAGGAGGCGTGGTTAATTGATGTTATCCGTGCGTATTGGGCAATGGGAAAACCATTTCGCCAATTGTCTGAAAGTTGATGGCTTGCGGTATTGCCGCCACATCGGCGGCAGTGTTGACAGATCAGGCAGGCTCGACTTTGATTTCGACGAGTTTGCCATCTGTGAATTTCGCGCTGTACTCGCGCCATACGTTACCCGCCGTGGTGTAGAACTGCATGACCCCGTGGAAATCGAGCCGCTCGGGCGGTAAGTCTCGATGCTTCATGGAGCCGACCAGCGACAGCGGGCTATCTTCTGGCTCATCAGGAAACGTGCGTTCTTCCCTCGGCACCATGCCGTCCCACACCCAGCCATGCTCTATCAATTGGCCGTCGGCTGTAATCTCAATGGTGTGCATCGAGCAGTCGAAATCCTTGGTCTGAAACTCGACGCCGCGGCCGTCGAAGCCATCCGGCAGAACGCGCTCGCATTTCACGTAATCGAACATCCCCATATCTCTTCCCTTTCAAGCCGGCTTGGTTATCCAAGCATTGTGTTTAGTCGCCGCGCCATCGTTCGCTTGTTCAGGCGCCGCAAGTAAATCATCGACTTGCGCATGCGCGTCAGCCCGAACCCTCTTCGCTGAATCATTTATCGCCTCCTTTCTGATTGGCTGCGAGATGTGGCGGCATTGGATAGACGCTCCCGGGCTGGCCGGGAAGATTGGAATCCGTGCAGGCTAAATCGTGGTCTGAAGCCTTGGGGCATCGCTTGTTTCCGCAGGTAGGGCAGAGGATCATGTGCATTGGCGGCCGGTTGCCGTGGCACTTGTGGCACCAGCATTCCGGCTCCGGGCCTTCGCTGCGGGCATACAAGCTCCATAGATCCTCGCAGCTGATTTTTGACAGTTCTGGCCCAAGCGGCTGCTGTTTGCTTGCCAAGTCCTTATAGAGTTCGATGAATTCGTCCTTGCCGGTTTCCCGCTGGCCTTTTAGCAGAGGAACGACTACGCGAGCAATCAGCTCCCGAAGGCATCCATGCGCGTGATACGCCACGGCAATATCGCGCAGTTCGTTGACGGTTTGCGCGATAACGTGATCCTTGATTGGCTCCATGTTCTGATTGGCTGCGCAGGCCATCGCCCGCTGCACCGCCCTTGCTGCACGCATGGCAATCGGTGCTGGGCTGCTCTCAGGTAGCAAATCGAATTCTGCGCGCAGTATGTCGGCTAATGCGGCGTCGTCGAGCTGCTCGCTCTCGATGCGGGCGAGATCCGCAAAACGCTTGGCATCGGCCTTGGTCTGGGCGACTGTCTCCGCCAGATCGTGCTTCTGCTGGATGTACGGAGTCGCATAGGAGCCCCAATCCTCAATGTCGATTGCGGCCTCGGCTAGTTTCTCAGATGCTTCGCGGAGTGCCTGCAAAAGCTCCGCTTTGGTCGGCTCTTTGGATTGTTCGCTCATGCTGCGTCCTCCTGAGATTTTTTGACTGGGCTTGCTGGCACGCCGAGACGCTCAAGAAAGACTGATCCGTGTCCGTGTTCTCTCGCATGCCGCATCACAGCGATCAGAAAAGTATCCACGTTGCCGTTTGCTTTGGCAGCTGTATCGGCCATACGGATTCCAAATCCCGATTCAGGCTGCAATCTCAGTATGCGTCCGAATTCACCTGGCTCCCATTCGCAAATCGCAAGCAACGACAGCCCGTTGGCTTTGCATTCCTCCGCCAGTTCACGTAGTTTCGGCGCAATGTGATCGTCATAGTATTTTTCGCCTTTGCTCGGCGAGTATTCATCGTTCAATTCAACCTCCCTTGTACTGGCGTACTGCCCAAGATTCGTTAGTCTTGTCGGTGTGCAAGTGATAATGCGCCTTATCGGATCCTTGTTTCTTGCCCTTTGGCTGTCACTGCCTATGCGTAATATTTCGTTATTACACTAGATACGTAAAACGTGATGCTATTACTTGACCTCGATTTTCAGCGTCTCGCTGTGATGACGCTGACCGAGAATGCGGACGCCATTCACCGGCTCATAGCGCCCTTGCGGGTCTGGATAGTGCAGACATAGGCGCTTGATGGCCTCCCAATCTTCGGCAGTCATGCGGGCAATGAAGTCGTGATTGATTTCGATGATTGTCCGAGTGCTCATACTTCGCCTCTCCTATGGCTCGATTGGTCAGGTACGCGATAACCGGAATTTGGCCCGGCGATCGCCCATCAAGTCGCGCAGCTCTCGAATGCTCAGGCCGGTGACCTCATGCATTCTGATAATTAGGGCGGCATCTACCGGCAAACGACGGTGGCGAATCTTGCTGATGACCGGGGGCGCAACTTCCAGTGCGCGGGAGAGTGCGGCATCGTTCTTCAGGCTCAGTTTCACGATCAGCGCATCCAGCAGGCGGTTTGGGTCGTAGGTAACTTCTGTGCTCGGCATGTACATGTTTGTCATTTATTTTTCCTGTGGTGGTAGCTGCGCAGCGGGGAGGGCGGGCGCAGCGGCGACCATTACATGGTATGCGCCTGCAAATGTCGGGTCGCTGGTTGGGCGTCGAGTTTCGACATATGCTTGCATCGCCTCGATCATTTCCGGCGTCGGCTCAACCGGTACAATTGCGTATCCAGGTGGAATGGATGGCTGGCTGAGCGGGGCGGCGTCCAGCAACCGCATGGCATGCCGAACCCGCTCGGCATCGTCCGCGAGGCCCTTGGTCCGCAGTGTCTGCTCAGTGCTTGCGAGTTGCGAAAGAAATGGCTCGCTCGGTGCCGGCGCTTCTGCTGCGATGCGGCGGTTCCATGCGGCAATGGCGTCCACTACTGTTTTGCCTGCTGGCCCCATCGCCCCACATTCACACTCAACGTAAAATTCTTCGGCGCCTACGCAGCAGCCGTCCTCTGTCGGCACGAAGCTGCTCATATCGGATTTGCAAAATGGGCAGTGCAAGAGTGCTGGCTTGGTGGTGGCATCCATTAGTTGACCTCCGGCGATTTCAAACGACGAATGGCGGCAGCACATTCACGACCAAACTTGGCTGTTGGCGCTTCCTTGTGCAAAAAGTGCCCGCCTTCCGCTACCCGTGCGGCCTCTTCCAGTACAGCATTACGAAGTGCTAGCGCTTGTGCTTCGACTGGCTGCGCGGCCTGAGCTGCGTTGCAAGCGGCAGGTCTGTCGTCATCCGCAGCGCGCTGCCTAATTGACGTCAACAAATATTCCCACGTGAAGCTGCAGCGATGGTTGCGACCCAGTCCAAGTGCTTCCGCCACACGTCGGCGGGCCTCCAAGTCGTCCTTGGCACAAGCAGTCCAAGTGTCCATCAGCGCACGACTGCCTGCGTTGCTTGGCTGCGCGACCATCAATCGCAAGCCATGTGCAGCAGCTAACATTGCGCGCTCTACCGTCTGCGATTCCACGCGCTTAGCTTGCGACTCAATATCGAGCGCCAGACCAAGCCAATCGACTGTTTGGTTGATTGCGTTGCTTGGCTGCGCGACCGCACCACAATCCCCACGATCTGCGCTTGAGCATTTCCAGGCATCCGGGCATCCGTCCGGCTTGCGGCATTCTTTCGATGCGTTGCTTGGCTGAGCGACTGGGGCGGCATAGAGCTTGGTGCCGATTGGTAGTTCGTCATATAGGCCGGCTGTGTGATGCGAAACCACTTCTGCAATCGGCTCTTGCGGTTCAGGTGTCGCTGCGCTGGTGGCGGCACTGTTACCGTAATTGGTTACGGAGACATCGGCGGGAGCTTGCGCAAGCAGGGCGCGGACCGTTGCGCAAATTACGTCCCTGATTGGTTCGTGTAGATCGTTCTTGCGATACAGTTGCCGCTCATATTCGGCTTTGATCTGTTCGTCAGTGAGCGCGGGTGCGCTGGTCTGTGTGGTCATGCTTCCTGCTCCTCAAGTTCTTTCATCCATGCCTGGTATTCTTCTGGATTGCAGTGCTCGCACGGCAGCCGGGCAACTGATGGGTCATAGCCGTCATCGTCCATGTCTGTCATATAGCCGTCAGTACACATGAGGTCTGGATAGCTGGTATCGCCGCTGTATCCTTGCCGATGGCAGCCGCCGTCAAAGATCGGGAAGGCGCGGCGAAATTTGCGTCTTTGGTGTGCGTTCATGCTTTCGGCTCCTTACTCGCTGTAGATGCGGCAGCAATAGCAGCGCGGGCGTATTCGTGCATTTGCTTGCCAGTAAAACAGTCCTCGTGCTTATCTCCGTCATCGTCATGAATCAGCACAGAACACACTTCCGGCTCTGGCAGCGGTGGCAGATCGGCTGTTTGCGCTGGTGCGGCGGAAAGCGTCTCGAATGCCTTGTTGATATCGATTGCCTCTTGCCTGGTTACGCCCACCCACCATGCGCCATTCCAAAAGCGTTTAAGCGTCGAGACTGCCTCAGGTGCGACTGGCTGCGCTTGCGGTGCTGCTCTCAGTTCTTCAACTTGCAATCGGAGCAAATCGCGCTCAAGCACAATGGTCTGCGCTCGCTCTGGCAGATCGTGATAGCTGTGCCGATGCAGCGGCAATTCAGGTCCACGCAAAGCTGTTGCGACGCCGGCAAGGAGCTTCGACAAGCGCTCGATTACGTATGCGTCTTCTTCGGCTTCGGTTTGCGCGGCAGATTTTGAAAAGGGCGGCGATTTGCGTGGTCCGAGCGGGTCTTCCTCGCTGAGCTGCCAGTTGCGGTCGTCGTGGTTCGTTGTCATGATTTCTCCCTTGTTATTCGCAGAGGCCGTAAATCGATGTGCAAAGCGGCCCGTCGTTTTGCATGCGGAACATGTCCATCGTGCGGCCGCCGCGCCCTGTCTGCGACCATTTGACGAACTGCATGATATTGCCGGCCTCATATGCTTTCGCCGGGTCTGTTTCCCCCAGATCGCTCGCAGAAAAGAATGTTGCTGCATCCCGCTTGCTCGCTTCGGCCACAATCTTTTCCCATTCCGCGATTCGGGCAATTTCCTCTGGAAATCGCTTGCTGATCTCAAGGAGTTCATCTTTGCGGGCATGGATGCAGGGCATGCACCCAACACGCCCCATCCCTTGCTTGTAAAGCGGATTCGGTTTGATCCCGTGCTTGGCATGGATAGCAAAAACTTGCTCCACATTCCATTTCAGGATTGGTCGGAAATTCCACAATTCAGCGCCGGTGCTGTTGTCAATTACCTTGCATTCGTTCTCAGGCAGCAGCGCCCTGTTTGGAGATTCATCGGCCCTTACGCCTTGCCACGAAATTACGTCCTCCCCAGCGTCCAGATATGGGTTCTGCACCTGATTGATGATCGGATTACGCTTCAATTCTTCCGAGCAGAATCGAGCTTTGGTCGAGGGGAAGCGCCCCTTCCAAATGCACAGATCCAAGAATGGATTCCCGGTCGGTTTCAAAATCTCCAGTGCCCGCAGAACCTTCTCTTCTGGCACGCCTTGTTCCCGCCACTTAACGGCCACGAACTCGGCCTTGCCCGCAATTTGACGGGAGAAGTCTGCTCTGATTGTGCGGATCGGGAATACGGTATCGTTCAGGTATTGGATGTATTCATAGGTCTGCGCATGCTCATGCCCTGTATCCGCGAATACGGCTTGCAGGTTCGGTGTATCGCGCTCGATCGCCAGCAAGAGCAATGCTGTCGAATCCTTCCCGCCCGATACCGATACGATGTTGTGTTCCATTTGTTTCTCTTTCAATCAGGCCGCAGCAATGTGCTGCAGATGCGCGGCGTTTACTTAATCGCAAGCCGCACGGACGGAACCAGCTTCGCGCCGCTCACAATCACGCCAGCTTTCAGGTCGTCGGCCAGCTTCTTCTTGTCCGGTGCGCGGCTGGCCGGCACAGGGGGAATCTCGCGGAAGTATTCGGGCGGCAGGGCGGCTTCGTTCTCGATCTTCACTGCCGGCTGATTCGGCACGATGGATAGCGTCAGGGCATGGCCACCGGCCTTCTTCTGGCCTTTCACTGTGAGCAGGTCAATCGCGAGGCTTTTCAGCCGGTCGATTTCCTTCTCAAGCGAGATTGCAGAGCCTTCCATCGCCTTGATGGCATCCTGCTTGCCTTTCAGTGCGTTCTCGCGATTCTTGATCGCAAAGCCGATGTTCTCGATCTTCTGGTTCAGGTCGCCTTCGACGGCCAGCCAGTGCTGCAGCAATTCATCCTGGTCGATGTTCGGCAGATCGCTATCCACCAAGGCTTCGAGCTGCTTAAACTGAGATGCAAGTTCGAATACGTTCATCAGTATCGCGGGCGGTTAGGCCCGCGCCTCCTTGAAATTAGAAAGGTATGGTGTCGTCGAATTCGCTCATGCTTTTCTGCTGCTGGCGGCCGGCTGACTGGCGTGGGGCAGGGCGGCTTTGCTCTTCGTCGTGGTGGCTGGCGTCGCTGCCAGGACCACGGCTGCCTAGCATCTGCATGGTGTCGGCGACGATCTCGGTCGAGTAACGCTCGACTCCCTCTTTGTCCGTCCATTTGCGTGTTTGCAGGCGGCCTTCGATGTAGACCTGCGAACCTTTTTTCAGGTACTGGCCGACGATTTCAGCCAGCTTGCGATAGAAGACAATCCGGTGCCATTCGGTAGCTTCCTTCTTCTCGCCCGAATTTTTATCTTTCCATGTGTCCGTCGTAGCGACGGCGATATTTGCGACTGCCTCACCTGTAGGGAGGTATCGAAGTTCGGGATCGCGGCCCAAGTTGCCGACGATGATGACCTTGTTGACGGACGCCATAGTTATGCTGCCTCTTTCTGAGTAAGTTGTTCTTTGCGGAGGTCTTTCGCCGCGGTGAATTGGTCGATCATTTCGGCGTTATTGCCGGCGAATTTGTAGGCGGCCATGTAAGCGGCTTTCAGTGCGTCCAGGCTGGTGGCACTGTCGATGGCGTTGATGTGATCCGCGAACGTCGGAGGCTCTTTGCCAGTCTCCAGCCATGCAAGCAGAGTCTTGCCGGTGTCTTGGCTGAGTTTGAAATACTGGCCGTCAAAGAGGCTTGTCCGGTCCTTGCTCGCGCTGGCGATGTGGTTGATGTCGATGTCGAACATGATGCCGAATTCGTATTCGAGCCCATCACGCTGAACCGGTGCCAAGCCGACTTTCTTCGGAACCTGTTTACCCTTGTCATTCGTCTCCAGCACGTATTCCTGTTTGGCGCGCATGGTGGCGATGATGTGGCAAGGACTGCGCAGCATCGCTTCGACCAGGGCGTTATGCTCCGGCGTGATAGTGCGCCAAGCAGCGAAGCCATTGGCCTTGCCGGAATCGGCGATCTTGCCTTGCTTGTCCAGCAAGCCGCCGTCGCCGGCCCAGGCATGCGAAAGCGAGTCGATGATGATGACGTTATAGCCGGCCGCCTCAAACTCGGCGATCGCGTCGAGATACTTCTTGACGGTGTAGGGCGCTTCGATCGTGATGATGTCGTAGTCACCCAGGTGGGCGTACAGGTCGCCGGAACCGTGTTCCGTGTCAATCAACCCAATCTTGCCGCCCAAACCAAAGGCGAGCTGCAACGCTCCGTAAGTCTTGCCCGCGCCGCTGGGCGCTGCGATACCAAGGCGAAGCTTAGAGCGCCTTCTTTCAGCTTTTCGAATCATTTCTTTGCTCCTTGAGGTCCGATTGGTGCGGTTAATGCGCGCTCTGGCGTCCACTTATGCTTAAAGAGTCTCGCGTACAGCGTCATGTAGCTGAGATTCAGCTCTTCGGCCCACTGAGCTACCGTCTTCGTCACGCCGTTATGCGTGATGTTCTTGTTGCTGCGCTTGTTGTTTGCCTGTTCTTTTGTTGAGGCCCAACGACAATTTTCAGGGGAGTAGTCGGCGTCCGGGTCAACACGGTCCAAAGAATGGCTTGAGGTCGGCGGATCACCCATGTCTTCCAAGAATTTCCGGAAATCGTTCCATCGCTCGCAAACTTTGATGCCGCGGCCGCCATAGAGCGGGAAGCTTTCTGTCCCGGGATTAGTGCAGCGCGCGTGCATTGAATGCCATGTGTAGTAAGTTTTCGAGTCCTTGTGGCCGATGGTATGTCCATGCTTTAGCCGGTTAAACTTTCGGCCGCATCCACATGATGTCGTATGGCCCCGCCTCAAGTCTCTTGCCTGGGCAACTACATTTTTCCCGCATTCACAGATGCAGTTCCACGCCGCCCTTCCCTCACTGCCAGCTCGTCCGGCAAACGACGTGACAGTCAAATGTCCGAATTTGTCGCCGGGATTTAGCGGTGGCGCCTTCTTCCGTTCCGCTTTTCGTATTGCCATTTTCAACTCCTGTCTTTGTTAGATTCCGCCTTACGTTCTCTTCGATGTACTGCGCTTCATCCTCGTTTTGGGCTTGCTGCATCCAACAGGCTCCCATTTCAAAATCCTCGATTCCAGGCATGAGCTGCTTTCCTGACTGCTGCGCTAAAGCAGTAACCATTGCGCCTTGCCCGTCGATAAATTCGAATCAGCGTGATCATCTCTTCCTCCACAGTTCGCCCATCCCCGCACCAAAAACCATGGCAATTGCAGCGATGGTCAAAATAATTAGTTCCATTGCGCTGCCCGCTTCTCGCGACGTTCTGCGATAATTTTTCGAGCCTCAATAAGGCGATCCCGAATTTCGCTAGGAGTTTTTTTCGACATATACTTCTGCGCGTTATCAATTACAAAATCGATGTCGTCGCCATGCGCAATCGCCATCCCTGTTTCAACGTGGCTTACTGTGTAAGTGCAGGGGCCGAGCGGGTTGTAATGCACGGCGAAGACCTCGCCCTCAGTATTTGGAAGTTCGACTGCATCGCCGATCACCTCCTGATCGTCTTCGGTGCAACTAATCATGAATCTCACGCTATCCACCCTTGAACCATCTGAACCGCATCAGCAAGGCCAGAAGCAGCGCCGATAACAAGTAATACGCACAGAACATTGGCAAGCTGAGCGTCTACTTTCTTGAGATTGGATTTATCGTTCATGCTGCTTTCCTCAATGGTTGAATAACTGGATTCGGGACTTCTTTCTCAAGCCTGGCTAATACGCGTTCTTCAAGGGCGCGCTTTTCATGGCCTTCGTACCAGATCGTCATGTCAGTGCCGCGCACGTAGAACATTCCGCCTTTGTCCGAGTGGAAGTCGATCTGGCCGGCAGTCGTGACGCTAGTGATCTCCAGATCGCGGTACACGCCGCGGCTCACGTCAAAGTCCACGCCGACGAACTCGATCCGGACAGGGCAGGGAGCGGTCTGCACGAAGGTGGCAATCTGCTCGCCGTCGCGGAAGGCTTCGATCTGCAGCCCTTCCTCTTCGATCTCAATCCAGTATTTGTCCATGCTGTCCTCGCTGTTAATCGGGTGCCGCCTTAAAAGCTGGCGCGGGAACCAGGGCTATTTATCGAGCAAGCCAGCCGGGCCGTATAGCGATCGGCCGACGCTCTCCTACTGTTCTGCGGGAACGACGAGACCGGCAATGCGCTCAATTTCCGCTGTCAGCAATTCCGCAAACTTGGTGACGTACTGTTCATGTGCGAGGTATCCGCTAAAGCCATTGCCGTGCACATAACCAAGGTTGGCTTGCTCGGCCAGCTCAAGAATCTTTGCTTCGCTTGGGCCGACGATTACAGGGGCGGTCGGCGCTGCTGGCTGCGCGGCGGGCTCGTAAGTCATCCTGAAAATTTCGTCTTTGCAGGGATAGATTTCGCCCTTTACGCCGCGAATGATCCAGTCGCTGGGAGCGGCGATCATCACGCCTTCAAGGGTGAAAATATGAACGTCCCGGCCATAGCGATATAAGCCGCCAATGTCTTTAGGGTCCTTTTGCAATGCTTCGGAAATCCACATAGGAACATCCGATATCTGATTGCCATCCCATTGCACAGCTTCAATCACGACAGGCTTTTTACGGAATTGCATTTACTTCCCCTCTTGCTTGGTGGCGCGGATGGCAGTGCGGAGATTGCGTTCGGCGATCAAGGCGGTTTCCGAGACGCCGGTGGATTCAACTAACTGCGGGTCCAAGTCATCCAGCTTGCTGCCGTCAAAATTGAATGCGGTATAAGCCAGCGCATCGGCTGCCTGCTGCATTACGAACAAATGCTGCTTCTCCCGCGCTTCCAGTTCCTCAATGCGGGCAGCAGCCTCAATCTCGATGGACGAAGGTTGCGTTTCGCCAGACTTCCACCCGAAGCTTTCAACGCGAGTTGCACGAAGCCTTGCGATCAGATCGGCGCTCATGCTTGCTCTCCGCGAGCCTTTGCAAGTGCCATGCGAGTACGGTAGAGAATTGCTTCGAATGGATTGTCGCTATCCTTCACTGCCGCAACGCCAGCCATGTAGAACGCTTTGCTCATGGCATCGGCTACGTCGTACAGGTCAGGCACCGCTGAGATCAGGTGAGCATTTGCCATCGTGTCTTCTTGCAGCCAAAGTTCTGCGATTGGCTTCCGATCAGCCTTCGAGCGGATATCAACCGCACCGCCTGCCTTTTCAATCTCCCACGGTCCCGGCGTAAATTTCGCTTCCACGTTTCTCTCCTGTCCTGCGGCACTCATTGCACGATCTCCTTCTTGCCATTCTCAATTAGCTCCAGCGCATACACAGATAGAGCCAGCATCTTCTGAATCGCCTTTGATGCATCAGCCGCCGTATCGCACTCGCAGGAGTTCAGGTATTCCTCAAGCTTGGACTTGGCGAGCAATTCGCATTCGGCTTCCGTTTTCATTTCTTCTCCTGTCTGGTTGCCCGCTCTGCGGGAGCTGTAGTGCTGATGTGGCCGGCTGATTAGCTGGCAGGCTTGAGGCTTTCGCGGAGTGCCTTGAGCCATGCATTGCGGTCGGCGGTACGCTGCAATTCTTCGGCGTGGTCTTTCTCGCGGCGCTTGATTGATTCCAGCAGCCTTAAAACTTCCGCACTTCTCCACTCTTCGCCGGTCAAACGAGATGGCCGGTGGTTGACGTAGTAGTCGATGTTGCAGTCGAACCTGATGGATTCTTCGAGCTGATCAGCCATGAATTTCTTGAGTCCTTCATGCTCGCTGGTCGGCGGCTGCCATAGCGCGACCTGATCGAGCAAAGCCTGATACTTTTCGCGAAGGTTGTTTGCTTTTTCGATGTACTTCTGATTCCGTTTGATGGCATCAACGTACGATGCGTGCGCTTCGGCTTCTGCCTGCTCAGACGTGAGAGAGTGGATGCGCGCCAGCTCCTTGCGGTCTTCATTGATGCGTTCGACGTCATACTGAGATGGTTCGAATGCCTCTGGAATCGGCGCGCCCAATGGTTCGTCGCGCATATCAATCGTCGCGCCCATCGCGCGGGAGCACCGCATAACAAACTGCTCAAACGTGATTCCGTCTTTTACTGCCGCTGTATAACCTGTTGGCATTTCCTCTTCTCCTATTTGCGCTCTGGTTGCCAGCTTTGCTGGACTAGCTGCGGTGTGTGGTGCTGATGAGATGTATATTAGCGTAACGCTAAAGTAACAGCAAGAGAAAAATAGCGTAGCGCTAAAATATATTAGCGCGAGGGAGATGAGGGGAATGGCGTCGCCAAAAGAAAAACCCGGCGCTTGGCCGGGCTTGGAGGGAGAAGTAAAAAGCCCAGCGCGAAGGCTGGGCAAAGTAAGCTAAAGGATTAGCTGCTGGGAGGAGGTAGAGAGAGCCCAGCGATGTAAGTATAGGTGATTCAGAAGTAAAAAGCCCAGCTCTGAGGCTGGGATTGATGTTCTCATTAATGAGAATAGTTGTTATTTAGTAACGAAAATTCTCACAGGTGAGAAGTCTAGCGGTGATTGCGCTCAATGTTTTTGGGCTCATTCGTCCTTCTGCTTTCCAGATCGCAATGCATTTATGATGGATGCCACCGGCAATCCAATAAAAGCAACAGTCACGGCCCAGTGCTTGTCGTGGGCCATTGACCATATTCCGCCACCGACACAAGTTAGAGCGACGACAGATCCTAGTACTGTCCCAAGTTTCTCATTTCCGAGAATCCCTTGAATTCGGGCATTTTCTATCTCGAGCTCTCGATCTCTGGCGGCTATGTCGGCGCGCTGTCCTTCAAGTTCGAGTTGTTGCCTGTGTTCTGCTTGAATGCGCGCCATCTCAATGATTTTGGATGCAGCGCCAGGCGAGATTCGGTCATATCCGGCCAGTATTTCTGGATGCGGGACAGGTCCTTCAAACTTTGAAGCTAGGACTTGAACGTGCTGTTGATGGGGTGGATTGCCAGACTGAGGCGTTTGCTTTTGTGGGGGCTTAGGTGCTTTTGCCATATCGGTGAACCGCCAATCCTATATCACGGCCAACAGCTTGCCAGTCAGAACGCATTGCGTCCATTGTGCTGTGTGCTGCTTTGCAAACAGGGACAATGGTTGTGCGAACTGGCTCAGGGCGTGACTTCTCGGAATGCGAGCACACAGCGCCACTTAGGCCTCGAGCGAGGCCGGCAAAAAATGCATCTTTTGCGGTTCGTTTGACTGTGAAGCTACTCATTTATCTTCCGATGATCTTTGCGATTCAAAAAACAGTATAGCAAACTTCTTTCCAACTTTTCCCAAACTTGGGAGTTCTACTGTTTAGTGGAACGCAAACTTCAAAGGTTCCATTTTCAACAACGTTGATTATTCCAATAAGAGCGGAAGGTTCTTAAGCGAGAACCTCAATTCTCTGCTGGTACAAAGTTTCTTTTCCGCCCCAGAGGTATTTGCCCTCTAGCGTGAGCAAAAAGATTGCGAGCCCTACGGCTGCTAGCACTAAGATCGGCCACAAGAAGGCAGCAGCGATTCCTGCAATCAGCCCCAGGATGTAAGATGGTAGCCACCCCAAGCCGAAGCCAAATAGAAATCCATACGTTGCCATGCAATATATGTAGGCAATGGCAAAAGTCAGCCAAAAGGTAATATTCGATGCCGCTGCCGAAATCCTCTCATATGTTTCGTCGCTCATCAGAAGCAGCCAGCCGGCCCGCAGGTACGGGAATATGCATTGCCGCGGCTATCGATCCCTGAGTTTGTCGTATAAGCCCCGTTGGTCGTGGTCGTGCCGCTCCAAGAGTTGCCATTGGCTGCCGTGCCATTGTGGAAAGTCGTGTTCCCGATAGTGTTCGAGTTCTGGCTCCAGTTGCTGCCGGTATTCGCGTTATAGCCATTGACCATCGTTTGATTTCCCATGCGATTGACGGTATAGCTGTTCCCGCTGCTGTCATTGCATGTGTAGAAAGACCCGCTTCCAACGCAGGAAGCAGAGGCAGACAGTGAAATTACGGAGAGAGACAAAGCAACGGCGACGATTGCGATTTTCATTTCCGGCTCCTTGGTGAGTAATAGTTTTTCTATTTATCAATTTTCTCGTTTACTGGAAGTAAACGCCATACCCTAAAAAGGGTATATGACCCGCTTTTATCAAATGCGGAATAGGAAAGCTATGTTGATATTTCTCAATGGAAAGTGTAATTTTGGTTGTGAAAGCAACTACTTTTTACAAGAAATCATGCTCTGAGGAGGTCAGCTAGTGAATTAGATGCCATTTCGTAATTCTTAGAAATATGACCACTGTGTTTATATCCAGTGATATAGTAGAACCTCAGCATCTATCAGGCGACAGGCGGGTGGAGAAAGAAATGCAAAATCAAGCAGAAGAAAAATTATTGAAAGCGTTCCGCAAAATGAAAAAGGAAGATCAGGATTCGCTCCTGGTTCTAGCTGTGCTCAGTGCTGAGGAAGCCGAAGAAGAAAAAGTGCCGCTCAGATTAGTCGTCTGTGAGAGTAATGTCGTCAGAAGCGGATATCTTTTTGGCGGCGCGCGCTGAGTTGATGATAAAGCCCCGGCCCTGTTTGGTAGATTGACGATACAGTTCGATTAAAAGCAGAAGTTCGTTAACATCCACTACATCCGGATTTTCCTCTCTGTAGTGGATTCCACTGGATGATCCCAGGCTCGTCACATCAGTAGATTCTTGGTGCGCCATATCTAGCCACCCCTCGGGTTTTTGGAATTTCGCTTCGATCCGTCTCGCAATTATATGCCCAATGTTTTTCACAGGGCTCTTTCCGATGATCTGGCTTACTTGAGATGCATCCATCTCCATGCGGTCGGCAAACTGTTTGTCCCCGCCGATTTCTTTGGCAAGTAAGCGAGCATTTTCCCGGCGAATGTCATTTATCGTCATCCCCGGATGATCCAATAATTTATCGAAAAGATAAATTACCGGAAAGATAAACCAGATTACGCCATTTTTACCGAAAAGGTAAATAAGAAAGGAGGCTACCCCTCGTTTGCGACGTTGAGTTTCTTAGTCCCTGCAACCTTCTTTGTCCCGCGAGCAGCTCGCAAGATGAAATCGCGGCCGTTCTTCGTTGAGTTCGTGAAATGCTCAATCAGTTCGAGCAACTGCTGGCCGTCGATGGGTAGCGGCTCATCTTCATTGTTATTTACGACCACGATTGGCTTTTGTATGTCGTGATTGCTGCTCTCCACCGTATGGGGCGAATCCATCCATCCCTCTGGCTTTTCACATCTTATTTCTATTTCGCGGCATGACTCAGAACGAAGGCCCCGCGGTTTCCCGGTCCTTGAATCTGGCGACGCGTTTATCCACTGACTGACTTGCGCAGAGCTTTTCCCGATCTGGGTAGCAAGTTTTCCTACTCCGCCGTACTCCACCGCCAGCAGCCCAAGGTTCGCACGCCTGATTTCGTCAATAGTAGCCATGGTGTGCATTAGATAGCAAAACGCTAAAAATTAGAATTCGCGTTACGCTTGAATTAGCTTTAGCGTTACGCTAATATGTGGCTATGGACCTTCAAGAATACTTCTCTCAAAAGCGCGGGCGCCAAGCGGCATTAGCTAAAGCTATCGGCGCGCACTCGCCAGATCTTAGTCGTTGGGCGAAAGGCATTCGGCCTGTCCCCCATAAATACGGCTACCAAATCGAGCTTGAGACAAACGGCGCGGTTACACGCCAGGAAATGTTTTCTGATTGGCGTGAAAGGTGGCCAGATTTAGCTCGACAAGAGCCTGTAAAGCATAACCGCCGCGCCACAGACCGAGCGCCCTAAGCATCCCTAAACAGCGAAATCCGCGCTGCTTTAAATCCGAAATAGAGCAGCGATGGAGCCGTTTAGCCATTTTCAGTTTTCCGAATGGCAATAGTTTTTAGCAGGAAATGGAATCGACATTTTGCAGCTCCCTTGATTTGCATTTGTTGAAACAAGAATAGTTAATCTGAGGAAATAAGTCATGCAGCACGTTACGCACAAAAGCTGGATCGCCACGGTAGCGGAGGAATTTGAAAAGTGGCGCGCGAAGGAGCAGCGCAGCCGTGAGAAGCATGTGCAGGCTGTCGTCGACTATTTCGAGGCGAACGAAGCGCCGGCATCGTGGGGATTCGAGTTCAGCTCTCACGCTGACATTTTCCAGCGTCAGCGCAATAACGCTGACAAGGTTTATCGCTGGCTGGATGACGTCAGCAAGGATAACAACCTGATGAATTTGAATTTCGCTCGCGTCCTTATGGCCGCGATGCCGAGGGAGCATAGCCTTGCTTGCGCTGCGAGCATGATGGCGTCACTTGGTTTTGCAGTGCGCATGCTCGATGAATCCGATGAAACCAACCTGGAGCTGAGTCAAGTATTCGACTCGCAGCTGGTGCACACGAAAGCGATGCATTTTGCAACGATCGCATGCCAGAACCCGACTCCGGAAAACCTTGAGCTGGCCGACCTGCATCTGACTCAGGCGACGGCGAAAACCAAGTTCTTGACGCGCGTTGTAAGTGGCCTTAAGGCGAAAGCAGCCAAAGCGAAGGCGGCGACTGGTGCGGCAATCAACAAAGCACTGCACAGGGGGCATGCATGACAGAGGATCTGGACATGGCCCTCTTCATTGCCTGCGCTCTGCTCGCTATTGTCTGCGCAGCGCAGCATCGCCTGAATGTCATTGATGAAGTGCGCAACCAGGCGCTTATCGAAAAGCGCGGGCTGGCCGGCACAAATTATCGGGACATGCTGCTTGATCTCCGCAAGTGGACATTCAAGCAGTTCTACCCTGAGACCGGGAGCGCAGAATGAAACTTCCGAACTCTGAACTCTTCCCCGGCCGCGTCGTGCGCATGATCTTTGCCGAAGGCGGCAGCGCTACAAAAGGCGGGATCCTCAAGAAAATTATCTTCGCTCGCCCCAGCTATCTGGACCGTGCGCTGCAGAGCCTGATTAAAACTGGTCATGTGACAAAACAGGGCGAGCAGTACGTTATTACGGAAGAGGCAAACGAGCTCTTGAAGGCGAATCAAGCGCGCATTCAGATGGCCACATCGTCTCTGCCGCCGATCAAGCCATGGTCAGGCAAATACAACTTGCCGAAGTCTGCTCCGCGCCATGACGCTCAGCCGCTCCGCGATATTAGCTTTGTCTGTGCATCGCCAGCTGCTTCTGAGTATTGGAGCACTAAATGAGGCCGCTGACCAAAAGGCAGGAACTGGTTCTTGATTTCGTCAAAGCCGCGATTGAAAGCACGGGCTTCCCGCCGACCAGGAATGAAATTGCAGAAGGGTTCGGCTGGAAATCGGCTAATTCGGCCGAAGAGCATCTGCAAGCGTTGGCACGGAAGCAGTACCTTGATCTTACGCCCGGCGTGTCTCGCGGAATTCGTCTGCGGGAGCGGTCATGAAGTCGCAGCGCGAAAAATTCCCGACGCGGAAATTCCGTTTGGTAGGCGAGCCGCAGCTCAACACGGTGATGGCTTTGATTTCCCATCTCCCGCTCGACTCTGCGAGACCGCTCGAAATCATCGTGCGTGAAGAGGTAAAGGGCCGCAAGCTGGATCAGCTCGCCTTGATGTGGGCTGGCCCGCTGAAAGACATATCCGAGCAAGGCTACCTGCACGGCCGTCGTTTCAGTGACGCGGTTTGGCATCACTTTTTCAAAGAGCAGTTCCTGCCCGAAGAATACGACCCGGAGCTGTGCAAGAGCGAATCCTACCGGAAGTGGGACTTTGACCCGATCGGGAACAAGATCCTGGTCGGCAGCACTGGCGATCTGACTATCAAAGGTTTCGCTGAATACCTGGAACAGGTGATGGCTTTCGGCGCGAATATCGGCGTTCAGTTTCATGCGAACCCCAATGAAGCACGGAGGTTTGGATGAAAGCCTTCAATTCCACGCTGAACGCATCGACCAAACCAATGAAGCGCTCGCCAATGAAGCGCGGCACGAAGCCGATGAAAACGCGCGGCCCGAAGATGACGCCAATCCGGAAATCAGCCAAAGGCGAGGAATGCACTGTCCGTCTGCCATGGGTATGCAACTACAACCCGGAAACGACCGTATTGGCTCATTCCAACGCCTTGGCTGACGGTAAAGGCATGGGATTGAAGGCGCCTGACACACAAGCAGCTTACTGCTGCTCCGCATGTCATGACGTCGTTGATGGCCGTGCGCCTCGCCCTGCCGCGCTGAACTATGAGCTGATGATGGCCTGCTTCACGGAAGGCATCGCTCAGACGCAGCGAATTTTGAAGCGCAAGGGTTTGATGAAGGAGGCGGCATGAATCACAAGACCGCACAAGCCCGTCGCAGGGCTGTTCTGACCGATGCGCAGGTCCGTCAAATGCGCGCTGAGCATATCCCGTACATCGTCGGCTATGAAACGCTGGCGCGCAAATTCGGCTGCTCAACTTCAACTGCTCGCGATATCTGCACATACAGGACGCGGGTTGCTTTGCTTGCAAAAGAAAGGCCGGCATCAGCTGTAACTGACCCGGCCCGCGACTCAACAAAAGAAGGTGATTCGATGGAAAGAATTTTACCCCAAAGACATACCGTATTGCGGCGTGGAAGCGATTTTCTTGTTGTATATCCAACTCCCGGCCTTGAGTTCGTTCCGACCGTGGCGCTGATATGCAGGACAGAGGAGCAGGCGAATTCAGAAGCGTCCAGGCTGAATGGAGGCGAGCAATGAGCGCCGCTGTCCATCACATTGCGCAGTACGACCCGAGAAGCCCACAGTTGGAGAACGGATACTTGCGCCTATCCAATGAACTGAATCAGGCTATTTGCCGCGCCCACTTGTCCGGCAATGAGATGGCTGTTCTCATGGCTATCGTCGCCAAGACTTACGGGTTTAATAAGAAAACTGACGACGTCAGCGCCTCCCAATTAGGTGAGTATTGCGGCATCGCACGCAATCATGTAACCGAAGTGCTGAACTCTCTTGAGGCGAAAAACATCATCACAAAGCGCCCCGGAAGGTACGGTTCCATCATCGGAATTCAGAAAGATTATTCGCAATGGATACTGAAAAGCCGTCGGAAATCTAAGGATGAAGCTAGTCCGAGTTACGGACTAGTGACGCCTGAGGTAGTCCGAGTTTCGGATTCTTCTAGTCCGAGTTACGGACCAGAAATAGTCCGAGTTACGGACACACAAAAGACAACCCCAAAAGACAACCAACAAAAGACAAAAACCTTTTCGGCACCGCAAGCGATGCCGGACGGCTTTGAGGCGTTTTATTCGCCATATCCAAAGAAGGTCAACAAGCTGGAAGCAGTCAAAGCTTTCATCAAGCTGAACCCTGATGCTGACCTTTTGGCTGAAATCATTTCCGGCATTGAGCGCTGCAAGAAGTCGCGCGACTGGGTCGAAGGTTACATTCCAAACCCAGCTACTTTCCTGAACAAGGGCGGGTGGATGAATGAAATCCAGACCGCGTACACCGCCGAAGAACTGACGGTAATCGAGCAATACAACACGGCACTAGCGCACGTCTGCGGCGAAATCGACCCGACGATCTATTCCGAAACTCGCGCAGGCGCTATCCGCCATTTCCGCACCTTGTCGTCGAAACCGGAGTTCTGGATGTCCTACTTCAAGTGGGTTGCGCAGAACGCCACGCTTCCGCCTTCTGCTGGCTTTGATTTCCTTGTTTCCGCTGATGGCTTTTCTAAGGTCAAGGGCGGACAGTTCAGCGCGAGATAAGGGACAGACATGAACGCAATCAGCAAACCATTTCAGAAAGCAGCAGATTCCTTCGCGGCGGAGCAGTCCTTGATCGGCTGCGTGCTGATCGACAATGACAGCATTGATCGGATAGGCGACCTGCAGCCGGCGCATTTCTACAGCCGGGAGCATCAGGAGATATTCGCGGAGATGCGCCGTCAGATTAGCGCCGGCAAAACCTGCGACGTGATTACCGTCTATGACGCGCTGCACGGCAAGGTTGATGACTGCCTCTCGTACTTGAACGCCTGCGCAACCTCGATAGGTTCGGCTGCTGGCATTGGCCGCTACGCCGAGACGATCATTGACCGTGCTTTGAAGCGGGAGATTGGCAAGATCGGCGGCGAAATGCAGGATCTGCAGCAATCCGCAGAGCCGGCCGAGATGATTGTGGATCGGATGGCTGCTCGCCTGGAATCCCTCGCGCACGCCAAGACTGATCAGGAGCCGGAGCTGCTTGCCGATTCGCTCACATCCTACGTTGAACTACTGCAGGCACGCATGGATGGCACGATCAAGCCGATTAGCACCGGCTATACCGATCTGGACCGGCAACTTGGTGGTGGAATTGACCGCGGTACTGTAACCGTAGTCGCCGGCCGGCCCGCGATGGGGAAAACGGCGCTTGGGCTCGGAATCGCTCGCAATGTCGCCGAGTGGGGCACATCGCTGTTTTTGTCGATGGAAATGGCAAAAGCATCCGTCAATGACCGGAACATCTCTGCGCTCGGAAAAATCCCTCTTGGCTGGCTGCGCAACCCGCAAGACAAAACCGACGAGGAGAAAGCGCGTTGGGGGAACGTCACGCACGCATTTCAGCGCTCACAGGCGCTTAATTTGTTCATAGATGATCAGACAGGCCTATCCCTCCTGAAAATCCGCGCTAAGGCCCGCTCCGTGCGTCGCAGGAAGGGTTTGGATGTGCTGGTGATCGATCAATTGAGCTTCATCACTGGCAGCGAGTCGGACAAAACGCATGAGGCGGTAGGCGAATACACCCGCGGACTGCTGGCGGTCGCTAAGGAACTGAATATTGCCGTCGTTCTGTTGTGCCAGTTGAACCGGGATCTGGAAAAGCGCCCGAACAAGCGCCCGCAAATGTCCGACCTCGCGCTGTCCGGTTCGATTGAGCAGGACGCGGAAAACATCATCTTTTTGTACCGCGACGAAATCTACAACCCGGACAGCCGAGACAAAGGCATCGCCGAAATCATCACGGCAAAACAGCGGCAGGGGCAGCCGGGAACGATCGGCCTGGCATACATCGGCGACCAAACGCGGTTCGAGGATCTAGCGCATAGCTGGGTGCCGCAGCTCGAACAAGATCAGCCGCGCGGCCGGAAGGTATTCGAATGACCGACTACCGCCATCAATGCGAGGTTCGCGAAGTGCTGCGCATGGGTGCGAAAGGGCGCAGCCGGGTTGACGACTACTTAGCCAAGGTCGAGAAAGCGCGCGGCGCTGAGGCGGCAAGCAAGCTGCGAGACGACGCAAAAGCGCAATGGGTTCTCGGCAATCGTGGTGAGGGCAAGGACTGGCGTGATGCGAACTAACAGCCCCGGCCGCTCCCACCCCGCCCAACACGCGACCTCCTGCTGCTCGATTGGATATCGCGAGGGCCGCGCAGGGACCGGGGAGGGTGGTAAGGGCGCGCGCCGATAGCTCTAACCACTGTAAACATGAACAGTAGTTTTTCGAGGAGATGGGAGTGACGAATTTTCAGTTTTTGGTGCTTTGCATGACAGTCGTGGGGCTGTTTGCAATTTGGGTAATCAGCAAGCTTTGAGGGAGAGAGAAGTGATTAAGCGTTTTGACGAGAACAAGAAAGGGCGGGATTTCGTTGTAGGAGATATTCACGGCTGCTTCACAAAGCTTGAGATCGCCCTCTACGAACTTGGCTTCGATGGCGAGGTGGACAGACTCTTTAGCGTGGGGGATTTGGTTGATCGTGGGCCGGAATCGGAAGAAGCAACCGAGTGGTTGGCTAAGTCCTGGTTCCATGCGGTCAAGGGGAACCACGAAGATATGGCGGTTCAATTCGCTGCCAAGCAGATCGATTCCTACATGTATTCGGTCAATGGCGGGGCGTGGTTCATCGGCATGACTGAGCCGGAGCGTGCTCCGTATCTTGATGCATTCAAGGCGCTGCCAATCGCAATTGAAGTCATGACGCCGGCCGGTCTCGTCGGGATTGTGCATGGCGAATGCCCGGTTGATGACTGGGCGCTGTTTGGCCCCGCCTTGAAAAGCAGGCATGCCGAAGCGATTGCGAATATGTGCCTGTGGAGTCGCGAGCGCATCACGAACGGGTATGACGGCGCAATTGGAGGTGTCCGTGCAGTCATTTGCGGGCACACGCCACTCAGAAGCCGGGTACAGCTTGGGAATGTGCACTACATCGACACGGCGGCCGTATTCCCTGGTGGGAAGCTGACCATTCTCGACCTTGCAACGCTTGAAGAGCCGGAAATGCAGATTACGGAAACCGTAGGGAGCGCACAATGAACGGCGTTCAAGTGCTGAATCCTCCGGGTGCCTGCTCGGTTTGCTATGGAAGCGGCTTTGACGCGACTGGCAAGCCCTGCGGTTGCGGATGCAAGCCGCTCGCGCATGTCGCAAAGCTTGTGGCGGAGTTCACTGGCAGCGATGTGAATTACTACCTCGTGCCAATTGCGCAGCCAAAGCGGGCCGGCGTTGCGCCTTACACGGCAGAGTGCGAGGACATCATCGAAGCGCTTGGAATGACCTTCGCCGAAGGCTGCGCTTTCAAGGCCATCTGGCGTTCATGTGCGGCTCGCACGCTTGGGAAGAAGAAAGCGGGGCAAGACGAAGAAGGTGTGTATGACGCAGAAAAGGTCGTCTATTACGGCGGACGGATGCTTGCGCAGCGAACCAAGGCAAAGGAAAAGGCGCAGCGGCAGGACCGGGTTCAATCGTCAGAACTTAAGTGAGGAGCAGGGAATGGAAGTGAAACTGGAAGGAAAGGTGGTACGCGGATCGGCTGGCGCTGCGGGATTTGACCTGGTGGCCGCTGAGTCGGTGCACATTCTGGCCGGTGACCGGGCGCTGGTCAAAACCGGTGTGCGGCTGGAAATGCCGGCTTACGTCTGTGCGCTGGTCGTACCGCGCTCGGGGCTGGCGCTCAAGCATGGAATTAGCGTTCTCAATGCGCCTGGTTTGGTGGATCCCGATTTTCGTGGGGAAGTCGGCGTCATCCTAGTGAATCACTCCAACAAAGCATTCAGCGTCTCCCCTGGTGACCGGATCGCGCAGCTTCTGTTCGTGCCATTCGTGGCGCCGACGTTCATTGAAGGCGAATTGAGCGAGACGGCACGCGGCGCGGGTGGTTTCGGTAGCTCGGGGGCCTAATGATCCAGTTCACCATCCCAGGCGCTCCAGTTGCGAAAGGGCGAGGATTCAAAAAGGCCTCTGATCAACAAATTCTTGAGGCATATGCATTGCATGGTTCATGCGCGAAAGCCGGGCGCGCCTTAGGGATGGGTGCGCAATCCGTTCATGAGCGCCTTGTTCGGCTTGGTGCAATAAAGCACATCAACGTCTTTTCAAAGTCTGATGAAGCTCGTCTCAAACAAGATTATTCCAAGCATGCCGAATCCGGAACGCTCGCTGCGTTGGCGTTGGATCTCGGGCGGACAAGGCATTTCATTTGCCGGAAGGCGAAAGAAATGGGCTTGACCGACATGAAAAGACCAAAGCCGTACATATCAGAAAAAATTTCTGAATTAACAAAAGAGCGTATCGCAAAGAATGGTCATCCTCGTGGAATGGCAGGGAAAAAGCATTCCGCTGAAACACTGAGCGTCATTTCAAATAAATCAAAGGCGCGGTGGGACGCTATGTCCGCAGATGAAAGATTGGCAGCGACTATGCAGCAACTAAAGGCGAAAGAGGCCAAATCTGGTTTGGTTACGACGCGGCCGAATGCCACATGGAAGGCTGGATGGCGGGTGGTAGGTGGGCAGCGAGTCTATTTTCGCAGCCGATGGGAGGCAAATTATGCCCGATACCTTGAATGGTTGAGACTAAAAGGCCAGATCAAGGCTTGGGAACATGAGCCAGAGACATTCTGGTTTGAAAAGGTAAAGCGCGGATGCCGCAGCTATCTTCCAGATTTCAAGGTGACAGAAAACAATGACTCGGCTGTCTATCATGAAGTGAAAGGTTGGATGGACGACCGTAGCAAAACAAAGATTAAGCGGATGCGGATCTACCACCCTTCTATCAAGTTACTCGTGATTGATGCGAAGGCGTATCGCTCAATTGCCAAGACTATGCGATCGCTGATTCCAGAGTGGGAGGCGGATAGATCGCAGGCCGTGGTGATGGTGAAGGAGCTGGATGGAGAGCCGGCATGAATCATCGCAAAGTCGCACCACAAGCTGAATGGATCGATTCCGACCTGAATCCGCCAACAAGCGGCGCGCGCGTGCTTGCTCTGACCCTCGGCGGGGTGCTGGTCCCAGTGGATTGGTCGAGCGCGAATGCTGCGGATTTCGTCGCCTGGTGCCCATTCCCGAAGATCCCGAAGCCGATCAAAGACAAGCTGTTCAAAAAATTTTCCAAGGAGCAGGGCAATGTCTCAGCAGAAAAAGCCGCGCAATAAGAAATACAAGCCGCAGCCGCGGCGCATCCCGGTCTTGTTCCGCTTTGGATCGGAAGACGAGCGAGATATGCAGATGTACCCGCATGCTGAACTGCTCAAGCTCCGGACTGGGAACGCTGATGAGTCTACTTGGCACTGCCTGACCGCGCGCTTGAACATCGGCCAGACGGTTGCCTACAAAAGCAAGCAGTCCGACGAGGTTAAAGCCGCATTCCATGCTGCCTTGGACGCCATGCGCAGCATCTTCCGCCGCCATGAATCGACCGGGAAATGGGGCGCCACCGGTGACGAGATGGCTGTGATTGGCGAAGGCCTGGTGCTGACGGATGACCTGCAAAAGACGTCAACCCGGCGATTGCTGCGGGATGCGACCGAACTCGTCTATCGAGAGGCCGGCGTTCCTAGTGTTCGTGATGGGGTGGAGCGATGAAGATCGCACCAGGGCTCTACGTTTGGGGCGACTGTAAGTGGGGCTGCTGGACGGTATGCGTGAGGCGTTGGATTGTGACGATCAAGGCCCCTTGGACATACCGATCATTCAGCGAGCGATACGGACATGCAAAGCCAAAAGCGGAAGCATGGGGATGGAGGATCTATTTGCGGAGGCTCGCATGACGGCGGATCTGCGTAAAAGTGACTTCGGCGATCCGCTCGGAATCCTCCTTCGGCGCGAAAGCACAACCTGCCGCGGTTGCTTACATGAGCGCAGGTATGACGCATTCGACAAGCTGGTGTGGATATGCGTAAGCAAGGATGACAAGGGGTTAAGGCGGAATCACGGTAGGAAGTGCAAAAGTTACGAGGAACGGGGGAAATGATGCTGATGCGAGTGAAGAAAGCGGACGTGAAAAAAGACACATTTGTGAAGCCGGATGCGCTGGACTATTGCCTTGACTGCTGGTCGAACTGGATGCAGGGTGATGATCGCGACCTGAGCGCCTCGCGGATGAAGTTGCAAAGCGGAGAAGAAGGCGGCGAGCGTGACGTCTACGATCAGCAACGCATCGCTGATCATCGCATTGGGGAAGCAGCAGGCGCCGCAATCGAGGATTTGAAGCCAGTTCACAGGTGGGCAATCTATCGCCGCTGCGGCATTACGACGCAATGGAATTGGCCGAATCTCGACTTCACGGAGGTATTGCCCGATGCGGAAGATGATCTACGGAAAAAATTGCTCAAAAACATTGCAACTGGGCATTTGTTCTAGGTATACTTCTGCTTACGGGGTGTTTTCGTTCGCCTAAAGAAAAGTAAGCCTGCCATCTACGGATCGCGGGCTTTTTTCGTTTACGGAGCCAGGATGACCAACGCAGAAATCCGCCGCCAGCTCAGCGCAGGCCAAACCACTGGTGAGTATTTACAGGGTGAGTCATTCAAGATCGAGCGCAGCGGCATCTATGCGCCAGAGCCTGCGAAATCATCGGCGCCGAGCATTTGGGATGCGGTGGTGATCTGCCTGGAGGATCTGGCCAAGCGCGGGGTGATCAAGTGAGCCCGGTGGCGATCTACATGCTGCAATTTTGGTGGCAGGCGTTCCTGCCAAGCTCACCGAAACCGAAGAGGCCGAATAACGATGGATAGCGACGGCACCTAACAAACGAACTGACTCATTATTTGAGCTAGTTGCAGCGTCATCACGATAGACCACTAGCAGACCACTTAACTGTTGCCTTGGCCAGGGCGGCGCTCGACGCTTAGTGGCCTGCCGCGATGATGTAAGTACAGTGTCTCCAGTTCTTCTTGGTGGAAGGACTTTCGCCCGATATCGGATTTCCGGCATCGGGCTTTTTTATTCTCCTCCGGTTGCGAAAGCAATCCTTCGCCCGCCCTTCGAAAGATCGGCGGGCATTTTTATTTAGGCTCGCGTGATTCGTTCGCCAGTTGTGACAATTTCATATTCATTGTCACTAATAACGTTCACAGGGCCGCCAGTCGAAAGCCTGAGAAATTTCGTATCGGGCAGTTGCTGCCGTATGCCGTCCATCACGAACGTAACCATTCGTTGATAGACGTGAACACGGTAAGTATTTCCGGAAGTGCCTTTTGCATCAAAAGTTTGAATGGGTCGCATCGTTGTCCTTAAGTTTACTTGGAGGCAACGTCATTATTTTGTCTAAGTCCTTGATAAAGCAATAGAAATCTTCAAGACAAAAATCAAAATGCGATAGTTTTTGTATTTGCGTCCGCTTGACAGATTGTCGCGGACATTTATATTTCCGGCCGCCAGTGAGCGGCTTTTTTAGTTTACGGGGCCGATATGGGCGAAATGTTTACTGATAGCGGACTTAACCGCGCAGACGGCAGGCCAGCGCTTGTTCGTCGGAACTTTACAGCTGGCGCAGCTCACGTCGTCAATTTCGTTCTGGATTCAACTGGTCAGTACTCACTGAGCCCTGACTCTTTGCCGCAAGCGCTGACATATAACGGCCCTGGCGGCGCGGTGGATACGATCACGGTCGGGCCGGACGAAAACGGCTACACCTATCGTCAGACGTACACCTACACCGGCAGCAATGTGACCGGCATTTCCGCGTGGGTGAAGCTATGAGTCTCGGCTCATTCCTGACAAGCCTTGGATTGGCTGGGTTGAACCGGACGGCTATTGATAATGCACGGCGCCCCCGGCGTCAGGTTGTCGCCACAAGGGGGCGATTTCCGATCACGACTGATGGTGCGGGGGCGAATGGTTATTCGCGGTTTGAAAGCAATCTGATTGTTCAAACGGGACCTCGGCCATTCACAAATCTCCAGGTGTTATTCTCTAATCGATACAGTGGGTCGGGCGGCGAATATTTGACGGACGCAGCTGACTTTACGCTAGAAAGCGCCGTTTATCAGAATGGCATTGTCTCCCCAATCTCATTTCAGGGGAGAAAAACTCCGGTTGTGTCTGGTGGTGCGTCGCTAATTGAGTCAGATCGCCACGGTTTCTTGATCCCTGCTGGCAGTCAGCTCCATTTGCGCACTGGTGGAATAATCACATCAGGCCTAAAACTTGTTGTCGGTCAGCCTGGTTCAGCTGCGTTCACTCGGGTTGCCAGCACGTCTGCGACCTCGCAAATTTATGGCAGTGGCGGCATTACTGTACCATCTGGCGGGGCAGCAACGACCTTCGGACTCACGCCGCTTGCTGTGCTTGGGGTTCCGGATAGGCGTCATGTCGCTGTCATGATTTGGGGCGACAGTATTGCCTACGGTTCAGGCGACGGTAATGGTGAAGCCACGTATGGCCACGTGGGGTGGGCAGAGCGCAGCCTAATCAGTGTGAACGGTAGTTTTGTCCCGTTCGTGAATTGTTCTCGGGCTGGAGACAGGACGGCAGGCTATAACTTTGGTTTCAGCTGGGGGCGTATCGCGGTCCTGGAGTTCGTGACACATGCTGTCTTCACAATGGGGATCAATGACATCGCTGCTGCGGTAACGCTGGCAACGATGCAAGCAAATTGCCAAGCGATCTGGGCTGCGGCGAGGCAGATGGGAGTCAAGGCATATCACACGACTCTGACACCCTACACGACTTCGACTGATGGCTGGACGACGGCGGCAAACCAAACAGTCGTTTCGGGTTACGGCGTAAACGAGATACGCGGGCAGTTCAATGCCTGGCTTGATACGCAGGTTGCGGTAGGAAATCTGGACGGCAAGATTGATGTAAATGCATCTGTCGAAGACCCGGCAAATCCGGGCAAATGGAAGACAAGCGCTGGTGCATTAACTGCGGACGGTTTGCATCCGAACACCGCAGGCCATGTTGCTATGGCAGCAGTCGGCAATGCTGCAGCATCGACATGGACAGTCTGACCACATAAAGGAACCAACATGGCGCAAGAAGAAAAGAAGGCGCCAGACTGGGAGCAACTAGCCCGACCGCTTCCGCCTGAGCGCATGTTCGCGGATGATTCGCTGTATGGCTTATATCTGCCGGCTCATGACTTGGTGGAGTGGATCAGGGCGACATTCCTGCGGGGGGACAGCAAGCTGTACAACGAAGAGCATGCGCACTTGGTCGACGCGCACATTGCCGCGCTTTGGACAAATGATGCACAAATGACCAAGGGTAAAGCGGTCGCGGGAACTGCGGAAATCCCAATGTTCCGGTGCGCCGCCTGGCAGCGCGGCAGGCAAGAGCAGCAAATGCGGGAATGGTTCGGTAGCGTTCCGCAGTTCCTGATAACGCTTGATGCGAGATACGCCATTCAGGCAAGTGATGCAGAGTTCTGCGCGTTGGTGGAGCATGAGCTTTACCACTGCGGGCAGGAGCAAGATGGATTCGGCGCTCCCAAGTTCACGAAGGACGGATTCCCGAAGTATACGATCCGCGGACATGACGTCGAAGAGTTCGTTGGTGTCGTCAGACGGTATGGAGCAGGGAATGCCGCAGGTGAAACGGCAAAGCTTGTTGAGGCGGCAAACAAAGCGCCGGAGGTGGCGAATGTCGATATTCGGCATGCGTGCGGCACATGCCATTTGAAGGTCGCATGACCTTTACAACACATTTACGGAAAAACGAATTATGGCGGCACTGAAAGATGACGTGAAAGCGTTCATCGTGCAGGCGCTCGCGTGCTTTGACACACCACAACAGGTATCTGAGGCGGTAAAACAGGAATTTGGTCTTGAGGTGAGTCGCATGCAGGTGTCCGCGTACGACCCGACCAAGGCCATGGGCAGGAATCTTGGGGATAAGTGGAAGGCTGTATTTGAGGCGACCAGGAAGAAGTTTTTAGAGGACGCCAGCAGCATTCCAATCGCCAGCCAGACATATCGACTGCGTGCTCTGGATCGGATGTTCCAGAAGGTCGAGAAGCAAGGTAACTCGGCGGTTGCGGCGCAGATCCTTGAGCAGGCAGCCAAGGAAATCGGCGGCGCCTTTACAAATCGTCGGGAGATGACCGGCAAGGACGGCGGCCCGATCACGATCAAAAGTGCAAAGGATATGACGGATGACGAACTTGCAGCTATCGCCGCAGGAGGCAGCGCGAGAGCTACAGGTTAGGCGAGCGGCGCGATCGAGCATTCTGCATTACGTGAATGCGATCGAGATTCCCGGTAAGCCGGCGTCGGACGATCCTGATGAAGAGTTCTTCGAGCCGATCGAGACAACGATTGCGGACCACCATAGGTTGTTGCTGTCGAAGCTGGACGAGGTCAGCAACACGCGGCATGGTCGGATGATGGTTTTCATGCCGCCTGGTTCTGCGAAATCGACATACGCTTCGGTAGTCTTCCCGTCTAAGTTCCTCGGTGAGCAGCCAGGGCGCAAAGTAATTCTGGCGTCCTATGCAGACTCGCTGGCAAGGAAGATGGGCCGGCGGACGCGGCAAATTGTCCGCTCCAAGCGCTACAAGGGCATTTGGGGCTGCGAGCTGTCGCACGAAAGCAGCGCGGCGAATGAATGGAGCCTCACGAACGGTTCCGAGTACATGTCCTGCGGCATTCTGTCAGGGATCACTGGCAATCGTGCGCACGGCATCATTCTCGATGACCCGATCAAAGGGCGTGAGCAGGCCGATAGCGAGACGATCCGGGCTAAGACATGGGATGCGTATGAAGACGACCTGAAAACCCGCCTGATCCCTGGCGGCTGGATCGTCATCATTCAAACGCGCTGGCACGAAGATGACCTTTCGGGACGGATCCTGCCGGATGACTGGGATGGAGAAAGCGGCAAGATTCTCTGCAAGGACGGCAACGTTTGGGAGATTGTCTGCCTACAGGCGCAATGTGACGTCGATAACGATCCACTTGGGCGGAAACGTGGCGAATACCTGTGGCCGCAATGGTTCGATGAGCGGCACTGGGCGCAATTCAAGCATAACCGTCGCACATGGTCAGCTCTCTACCAGCAGAAGCCAACAGCATCAGACGGTACGTTCTTCAAGCGGGAATGGTTCAGGCGCTACCGGAAAGGCAGCGAGCCCAAGAGCTTGCATAAGTATTTGACAAGCGACCATGCGCCGGCCGGTGAGGATAAGAGCGACTTTACCTGCGTGCGGGTGTGGGGTGTCGATCCGGAAGGCGATCTGTATATGCTGGATGGCTTCCGGCATCAGGAGAAGCTAGACGAAACTGCTGACAAGGTGATCGGCAAGAAATCGGAAGGAAAGCTAGGCCTTATCAAGCGGCACAAACCTTTCTGTTGGTTCCCGGAGGATGACAACAACTGGAAATCTGCGGCAGGTTTTATCACGCGAATGATGCGCGCCGAAGGCACGTTCTGTCGCATCGAACCTATATCGCCGCATGGATCGGACAAGGCAGCGAAGGCGCAAGCGTTCCAGGCAATGGCAGCAAGTGGCCGTGTCTGGATACAGGAAGGACCGGAAGGCGATGATGTGATTGACCAGTACATCAAGTTCCCCGGCGGGAAAAATGACGACGAGGTCGATGCGGCAGCAATCATCGGCCGTGCGCTTGACCAGGCGCATCCAGCAATCGCGCCGCCACAGCAATCCAAGACGAAGCGGGATAGTTGGGACCGCGCATTTAACGACGACGAAGACGACGACTCATGGAAAACAGTGTAAGTACAGACGCCACCTATCTGAATGAGGATGGCGTGGCGAGGCTTGCGCGTCTCGTTGACTATTTTGAAATGTCGGAATCGGCAACGGTCACGGCGCGCAAACTGTCGGAGCGGGATCGCCGGTATTACGACAACTTCGACGACTCCCAATGGACGGAGGCGGAAAAGGCGACGCTACGCAAGCGCAAGCAGCCGATCACGACGCTGAACCGCATCAAGTCGAAGATCAACTACTTGGTCGGCGTCGAGGCGCAGCGGCGATCGTTGCCGAAGGCGTTCCAGCGCAATCCGCAGGACGAAGACGGCGCGAACGCTGCGACTGACGCGCTTCGGTATGTGATTGAGGACCAGCGGTTTCCGAGAACTCGGACTGCCTGCTTCAAGAACATGGCGATCGAGGGCGCCTGCGGCGTCGAGGTGTCGGTCTACCAGGCGCAAGACGACGTTAAGATCAGCATCAACCAGATCGCCTGGGACCGTATGTTTTGGGATCCGCATTCACGGGAACCTGATTTCTCCGACGCAAAGTATCTCGGGCAAGTGGTCTGGAAAGACCTCGAAGAGGCTCGCGCCGAATATCCGGACGCGCATAAGGTGTTCGACGCCACATTTGCGGCAGAGCGTAACTCCGCATCAAGCAGCACCTATGAAGACGCGCCGCGCATGACCTGGGCGGATGCAAAGCGTAAGCGCATCCGAATCGTGGGCGTCTGGCACTTGGAGGAAGGCAAGTGGTATCACTGCCTGTACACCAAGGGCGGCATTATCAAGGAGGAGCCATCGCCCTTCGTCGACGAAGAAGGGAACTCAGTACCTTCGTTTATCTTCGGATCGGCCTTCATTGACTCTGAGGGTAATCGCTACGGCGCGGCGCGTGACTGGATCAGCATCCAGGACGAAATCAACAAACGCCGGTCGAAGTCGCTGCATCAGATCAATTCTCGCCAGACCAAGGCGGAAAAGGGTGCGGTAGACGACGTCAACAAGATGAAAGCCGAGCTTGCGAAGCCAGATGGCCACGTCGAGATCAATCCGAACATGCAGTTCGAGATCCTGACGACGAACGACCAGGCGCAAGGCAATCTTGAGCTGCTAAACCAGGCGACGCAGGCGATCGACTCTGTTGGCGTCAATGCCGCAATGACTGGCACCGAAACGCGCTCGATGTCGGGCCGTGCACTGATGAAGCGTGAAGAATCTGGTCTGGCTGAGATGGGGCCGCTGTTCGACGGGCTGCATCAGTTCGATTTGGACGTTTATCGCGCAGTCTGGCAGCGCATCAAGCAGTTCTGGACAGCTGAGAAGTGGGTCCGTGTCACGGATGACGAGCGCAATGTTCGCTTCGTTGGCCTCAATACGCCGCTCACGCTGGGCGAAAAGATGCTGGAGGAAGTCGCACGCCGCGGACAAGAAGTGACGCCGGAAATGGAGTTCGAAGCCAAGAACAGGCCGGAACTCCAACAAGTCGTCGGTTTGCGTAACAACGTCGCTCTGCTTGATGTGGATATCACAATCGACGAAGCGCCGGCATCCGCCAGCATCCAAGCGGAGCAGTTCGAAGTACTGGCGGATCTCGCAAAGGTGCGGCCTGACATTCCGACGGCAGCCCTGATTGAGGCGTCCAGCCTGCGAAATAAGGAGAAGCTGCTCAAGCAAATGGGCGTGGACAAGGACCCTAATGTAATGCGTCTGGAAAAGCAGATGAAGGACATGGGGCAGGCGATGGAGCGAATGCAAGCTGAGTTGCATGACAAGCGAGCTGATCGGGCACTTGAGGCGCGCAAGATCGACATTCAGGCGGAGGATTCGGAAACCAAGAGGTTGACCGCAATCGGCGGAATGATTGATCCGGCGATGCTCCAAGCGCTGATTGCGCAGACGGTGACATATGTCCTGCAATCACCTGACTTGCTGCCGATGCGGCCGCCTCAGATTGGCATGATGCCCCAAGGCGGACCGCCCGGACCGATACCTCCCGGTGGCCTACCGCCGATGAATCAACCACAACCGCAACCCGGCCCCGCGCCGGGTTTTTTATTGCCTAACCAACCGCAGCCGATGCCGCCAGCAGGAGCGCTGCAGTAACTGACCACCCAAGAGTAGAAGCCCGCAAGGAGAAATCCAAGCGGGCTTTTTTTCTGCCCGCCGCCGGGGTTCCGGGCGTTTTGTTTCACCTGCCGCCGAGGAACGGGCGTTTTTAGGAGTAGCAAGAATGGAAGACAGCAACGTAACGAGTCTGGAATCGATGTTTAGCAGCCAGCCGGCAGCAGAATCGACCGAAGCCGCAAGCGTAGAGCAAACGCAATCGGAGCAAGTCGAGCAGCCGCAGGCAGGCACGGGCGAACCTCAATCTGCGCCGCCGGCAGAAGCACAGCCAGAACCCGATCACGTACCGCGCGCCGCCGTCATTGACGAGCGTCGTAAGCGGCAGGAACTTGAGCGTAATTTTGCCAATATCCAGCGCGAACACGCTGAGATGGCTCAGTTCATTCGCCAGGTTCAACAGGCGCAACAAGCACAGCAGGCACAGCAAAGGCAACAGTCCCCGCAAACGCAGCAGCAAGCACCGCAAGGACTCAGCCCCGAGCAGTTCCAATCCTACGAGGCGTATCTCGAAGCCTTGGCCGATGCAAGAGCAGAAGCAAAAGCAGAAGCCAAGGTAAAGCAGGTGCTTGAAGAGCAAATGCGCAGCTTTAACCAAGAGCAGCGTGCGCGCGCATTGCAGCATGCAACCGTTAATGACATGGCGGATATGCATAAGGCCGGCATGAGCAAATATGCCGACTTCAATGAGGTCGTTGGTCGAGACCCGCGATATGGCGGACCTCCGATCACCGATGTCATGGCAAACGCAATGCTGGTCATCGATTCCGGCCATGAGGTGGCTTACCACCTTGGACAGAATCCTGCCGAAGCAGCACGCATCGCCAACCTTCCGCCGTCTTCGCAAGCGCGCGAAATCGGCCGATTGGCAAAACAGCTTGCCGCGCCTCCTGCCGCACCACCCGCTGTCAACGTTCCGAAAACCCTCACGCAAACCCGATCGGCGACAGGCCAGTTTACCAAAGCGTATACCGGGCCGACGCCACTGACTGATCTATTCAAGAGGTAATAACACATGAGCAATACAAGTGCAGCCGTTGGCTTGACCCCAGAACTTTGGGATGATAAATTTTTCACGGACTATGTGCGCAGCAATCGCTTCGCCACATACATGGGCACGGATGAGAACGCCATCATCCAGCTCAAGGACGATCTGACCAATAACAAGGGCAAGACCGTCAATTTCGCCCTGGTGAACGAACTGACCGCTGACGGCGTGACAGGCAACCAGACGCTCGAAGGCAACGAAGAAGGTTTGGACAGCCGTTCCTATAAGCTGTCCGTCCTTCCGTTGCGTCACGCTGTTGCGGTGACTGACTGGGACGAGCAGATGTCGGCAATCGCTCTGCGCGATGCAGCTAAGCCCCAGCTGCGCATCTGGGCAATGAAGAAGATGCGCGATGCGATCATCACCGCATTCGGCTCTGTCAATGGCGTGAAATACTCGTCTGCCAGCGCCACAGTGAAGAACACCTGGCTGGCAAACAACGCTGACCGCGTTCTGTTCGGTGCGAATCTCTCCAACAATGCAGGCAATGACCATGCCGCATCGCTGGCAAACATCGATAACACGAACGACAAACTGACCGGCGCTGCCATCTCCAAGATGAAGCTCCTGGCGCAGCGTTGCACGCCTAAGATCCGCCCGATCAACATCAAGAACGATGAAGAATGGTTCATCCTGTTCGCGCATTCGTATGCTTTCCGCGATCTGAAAGCCGATCCGGTCGTGAAGGAAGCAAACAAGGATGCCCGTGAGCGCGGCAAGGACAACCCGCTTTTCACCGGTAACGACCTGATCTGGGACGGCGTCATCATCCGCGAGATTCCTGAAATCGAAGTCATTCCAGGTGCGGGCGCTAGCGGCATTGACGTCGCTCCTTGCTACCTGACCGGTGCGCAGGCAATCGGTATCGGCTGGGCCAAGCGCACCAAGACCACGGAAAACACCCGTGACTACGGCTTCGTGCACGGCGTCGGCATCATGGAAATTCGTGGTGTTGAAAAGCTGATCTTCGGCACAGGCGCCGATGATACCGACACTCCGCGCGATCACGGCATCGTTACCGGCTACTTTGCTGGTGTGGCAGACGCCTAATCATCCCATCATGGCCGGCTAGTCCGGCCAATCACCCTATTCTTTCAAAGGAATCACTATGGCAGGCGAAACCACAAAAGCGGCTGGCTCTGATGCTAGCCGCAAGATTGCCCCAAAGTTCGGCGGCCCACTGCTCAATGGCAAGGTGCTGTCACATGACTACCTGACCACGCAACTTGAGCTGAACGACGTTCTCGAAATTGGCTATATCCCAAAGGGCGTTACGCTGATCGGCTTCTTTGCATATGAGGACGATCTGGACAGCAACGGTACGCCGACTCTGTCGCAGAAAATCACCGTCGGCTCGACTGACGTGGCAACTGCGATCGTTCTCGGCCGCATTGGAGGGGCTAGCTTCATCGGCATCAAACCATTGACCACCACGACCGCCACGCTGGTGAAAGTGACCAACACTGCAGCAGCAGCGACTGCAGCAGCCGGCAATATCTCCCTGACTCCGGTCTACCTGGCGAACTGATGCGCGCCCGGTATACGGGCGATAGCGACAGCATCACCCTCTTCGGTACTACGTTTCCGAAGGGGGTGTTTGTGCCAGTCGAAGGCGATCACGCCCAAAAGAAGATCGCAGGGAACCGCTTCTTTGAAATTGAAGGCGGCGATATCCAAGACGTCGAATTCACCGAAACCCAAGCGAGCGCTGAACACTTGACTCGCCGCGGGCGCAAATCGAAACAGTAATCATGCCTACATACTCCTTTAGCCGCACGCGCGAGCAGGTGCGCGATATGGTCCTGCGCAAGCTCGGCGTCCTAGCAGCTGGTGAATCGCCATCTGCGGAAGACTCAACTATCGTCTATGAAGCGATGGACTTACGGCTAAAGGAAATGCATGCGAACGGTACGCTCTGGTATCGCGTGTCTGGCGCAGAATCGGATATCGCGCTTTCAGTCGGCAATGCTGCCGTGAGTGCTGCATCGGATGTGCTTTATCCGGTCTCAATGTCTATCCGGGTGAATGGCGAGGATAAGCCGCTTCATATCATTGGCCATAGCCAGTATCGGGGAATCCCAAGGAAGTCGGAAAGTGGCGAGCCGGAAGCTGTGTTCTTTTCTGGCGGCACTTTTCGTTTCTGGCCTGTGCCGCAGCAGGACTACGTCGGCAAAGTGACGTATGAGCGGGTAGCCGCCGATACGCAGGCCAATACGTCGCCAGATATTGAAACATCAATGCTTCGAGCGCTGCGCAATATCCTGGTGTACGACCTGGCGGACGACTTCCAAGAGCAGAACGAATCCAAGATCCTGCGCTGGAAGGCAGAGGCAGAAGAAGCACGCCGCACCATTGCCGCGCTCAACGCGGAACGAGTTGATACCGCAACTGTTCAGGTGGAATATTTCTGATGTCACAGATCCCTTTCATCGGCGGCGCCTATAAAGCTTGGTCCGGCGTTGCTGCAGCTCAGGAATGTGTCAACCTGTACCCAGAGATGACGCCAGACGGAAAGGGCGTCAAGGCACTACGCGGCACGCCTGGAACGGTCCTGTTCTGCAATCTCGGGCCGCAGCCAGTGAGGGCAATGCTGACGCATGGCGTGCTGATGTACGCAGTTGCGGGAAACAAGCTCTATTCGGTGTCTGCGGCCGGCGTGGCGACGGAGTTGGGTACGCTTGATACCACATACGGCCGGGTGAGCATGTCGCACAATGGCATGCAGATCATGCTGGTGGATGGAGTCAAGGGATATACATATACGCTGGCGACATCGACCTTTGCCAAGATCACGGACACGGATTTCCCTGTGGCGGACGTCTGCCTGTTCCTGGATGGCTATTCGATCGTGAACAAGGCGGGTAGCGGGAGCTACCAAATCTCCTCACCATACGACAGCACGGCGTGGGCGGCGCTTGATATCAAGACGGCGGAAGGAGATCCGGATAACTTGGTCACGCTGGCAAAACGGAATAGGCAGCTTTTCGCAATCGGCGACACGACAACCGAGGTTTATTACAACTCGGGCAATGCGACATTCCCATTTGACCGGGTAAATGGCTTGCTGATCGATGTCGGCTGCCAGGCGCGCTGGTCGGTAGCAACGGTCAATCAGACGCTGGTCTGGTTGGCGAAATCAGCCGAAGGCGCAGGCTATGTGATTCGACTGGATGGCTATTCGCCAGTTCGCATCTCCACGCCGGCGCTTGAGAATGCGATCGCAGGCTATGGCGACGTTTCCGACGCGTTCGCCTACTCGTACAGCCGGGAAGGCCATATTTTTTATGCGCTGACATTCCCGACGGCGCGCGAAACGTGGGTTTATGACGTCGCCGGCGGCGAATGGCACAAACGCGAGACGTATGGATGTGATGGCCGGCACCTGTCGAATACGCATATTTTCTTTAACGGTAAGCATTACGTAGGCGACTACCGCAACGGCAAAATTTACGAGCTTTCCGAGGAAGCCTACACGGACGCTGGCGCACTCATTGAGCGGTGGCGAACAAGCCCGTACCTGTATGACGACAACCGCCAGATCGTGTTTTCGACATTGGAGGTCGGGTTCGAGACGGGCATCGGCAACAGCGCATGCCCGGATCCGCAAGCGATGCTGCAATGGTCGGATGATGGCGGGCGGACTTGGAGCAATGAGCACTGGCGTCCGATCGGCAAGGTGGGCAAGTACGGAAGCCGGGTGAAATGGCATCGACTCGGCAAATCGCGGCAGCGCCTGCTCAAGGTAAAGGTATCCGATCCGGTAAAGGTTGTGATGGTGAACGCATCGGTCAACGGAGGGTGAATTGAATCCAAAAGCAGTACAGCCGGCTCCCTTTGCGGAGCCGCTTTCATTTCCGCTGTCGTCCGGATGGGTGGCGTTCTTTCAAGGCCTGTTTGCCGGCGCACAGCCGCAAGGTGGGCCGACAGCGAAGAGACCGACTGAGCCAGTGCAATTTCAGTATTACTTCGATACCAACCTTGGAAAACCCATCTTTTGCAAGACGGCCAAACCGGTGGTTTGGGTCGATGCAGCAGGAACAACCGTTTAAAAAGGAATGACCATGGCAGAAAGCAGAGGCTTGCCGTCACAATTCACGCCGTACACGATTGACACGGCCAGTCTTCAATCGATCTTGGACTATATTCGCGCGAATAGATCGAATGAAGCGCAGATGGCTGATGGCGAGGGCTGGATCAACGGCGGCACGAACATCAATGGCCTGGTCGAGCAGACCTACAACATCCCTGGCGTCGGCGAGGTGTACTACAACACCAATACCGGCACGGTTCACCAGTTCGACGGTACGCGCGCGGACGGCGCGGCAAACGACGCCAGCGGCTACAACTACCGCGAGCTGTCACTGGATGCCAACGGCAACCCGGTGATGGCGGATAAGCAGTCTGTCGGCAAAACGTACTGGACCGATAACGTCATTCCGGCGCTGACCATGGCAGGGATTGCCGCGGCCGCGCCGACAATGTGGGCGGAATCGGCAGGGCTAATCGGTAGCGGCGCAGGCGCTGCGACAAGCGGAGCTGGTACGGCGGCAACGTCTGCGGCCGGCGCTGGTGAGGCAGCGGCGGCGGCCGGTGGTGCGGCTGCGGCAGATACGATCGCTGCGGCGACTTCGGCAGCAGGAGGCGTGCCAGCATATGCGGCTGGAGCTGCCACTGTAGGCAATGCGCTTTCAACGGCAATGAATATGGCAAAAGAGTATGCGCCAATCGTGAATGCCGGCGCTTCCATCGCTAGCGGCATTATCGAGTCGAACGCAGCCAAAGACGCAGCGAAATCGCAACTCGACGGCATCAATGCGGCGATTGCAGAGCAGCGCCGGCAGTACGATCAGGCTCGAACCGATCTCGCGCCGTACCGTGAGCGCGGCGTCCAGGCGAGCAACAAACTGGCGCTGATGATGGGCCTGCAGCCGCAGGGCTATACCGCCGAACAGGCACAGAAAGACGCATCGTGGAATACCGGTTACCAGAAAGCGCCGACCTATACACCGAACGCTGACCGGGCAGCAATGCAGCAAAGCCTGAACTCTTTCAAACCCAATTCTGAGAACAGGCTTGGCACGATGCTTAACATTCTGAACCAGCGCGCAGGAGCGAAATAATGGCCGATCAGAACGCATTGCGGCAGTTCATTCAAACTAATCTTTACGGCAATCTGCTTGGCCGCGACCCACTGCAGACGAATGATGCCAGCGGGCTGGATTACTGGACGAACGAGGCTGCAAAACAGGGTTGGACGAACGATCAGCTTACTGACGCTTTTGCCCAATCTGCCGGCACCACTCTGCAACAAAACACGGAATCACAGCGCAAAGCATTAGCACCGACATTGTGGAGCGCAATGCAGGCGCAGTCGAGTAATGCCGACCTCGCGCCATCGATGGGCGATGCTCCGATGTATTCCGCCTACGAAAGTCAGCCGTTCAACTTTGAGGCTGATCCAGGTTATGAGTTTCGGCGGCAGCAGGGTGAAAAGGCAATCCAAGCGCGACAGCTAGCATCTGGCAATTTCTTCTCCGGCGGTGCGATGAAGGAGCTTGCGGATTACGGCCAAAATCTGGCGAGTCAGGAATATCAAAACGCATTTTCTAGATACTTGAGCCAAGACGACAACAGCTTCCGCAATCATCAGGCGAACTTCTCGGGCGATTACAACCGGTGGAAAGATTTGAACAGCACTGCCTATAGCCGTTCAATTGCGGAAGATGAGCGCGACTACAGCCGCTGGGTTGACGCTTATGGGCGGGACCGCGATGCCGACGCTACAAATTGGGATCGTCTGACCTATCTGGACAAAACTGGTCTGAGCGCGGCAGGTGGAACAGTTAGCGCAGGCAATTCAACATCCGGGAATATCTCGTCGTTAAATAGCGCTGCCGGGACGGCTTCGGCAAACGGGAAGATTGGGTCCAGTAACGCATGGTCGAACGCGCTGCAAAATCTGATCTATCAAAGCAGAAAATAAGGTAAACCATGGACCTGATCCCAATTAAGCATTTCAACCTTGCGGCGATTGACGAAGCGGTAGAAGGCGCACGACACAACCGCACCCGCAATGCGTTGTTGGATATGCAGATGGCCGAAGCGCAGCGAAAAATGGCAGAGCAGGTAGAGCAAAAAAATGCGCTTGCCGAAATTTACCGAACTGCCAACGGCGATCAATCGGCTGTGCTGAGTGCCATGAGCCGCGATCCGCGCTTTGCGGCCCAGGCACTGGATTTGCAGACCAAGCAAGCGGAAATTGGCAGCAAGACCGCCACCACACGCAAAACGAATGTCGAGGCTGACAAAGGCGCACAGGAGGTTGTCGGCCGTGGATTGAGTCAGTACATCGGGCGGCCAGATGTAACAGCTTCTCAGGTATTTGGCATGCTGAGCGAGATGAAGAAAGCCGGCCACAATGTGGATAGCTACTTCTCGCAGATCCCGACTGATCCGAACAAAATGCAATCCTGGCTGATGTCCACAGCAAGCATCGGCGCGCCAGTGAAAGACACGATTGAGCGATTCACGCCAAAGGTGGAAATGGTCGATCTCGGAGGAGTCAGGCAGGCGACCGATACCAATCCGCTCACCAATCCCGGGTTAGTGGGGAAGTCACTCACGAAAACGATGACTCCTGGTGAGGTGGCTAGCAATCAGGTAGCACGTGGTAATCTCGCAGTCGCTCAAGGAAATCTAGGACTGTCTAGAGAGCGCTTGGAGATGGATAGGGCGGTGCCGAAGGGAACCTATGATTCTGACCGCGGCTTGATGATTGGTCGCGATGGCGTTGCGCGTCCAATTCTGAAGCAAGACGGCAGCCAGCTTGGCGCGAAGCCAGCATCGGCAAATATGTCTCCGACAATGCAAAAGGAGCTGTTTGAGGCAGATGATGCGGTGCAATCAGGTAAGAACGTCATCGACTTGCTGGGCCAGGCCCTGAAACTGAATGACAAGGCATATTCCGGGTTTGGAGCAACTACAAGGGCCAAGGCAATGAGTGTCCTGCCAGGGCAGTCGGTAGGCGCAGATGCGACCATCGAGCTCGATAACATCATCACGGGCCAAGCGATGGAAAGCCTTAAGTCTATCTTCGGCGGCAACCCTACCGAAGGCGAGCGGGCAATCTTGCTGGACATTCAAGCATCTCCAAGCAAAACGCCTGAGCAACGCGCGGCGATCATTAACCGCGGTATCAAGGCAGCGGAAAAGCGTATGAACTTTGCCGCATCCAAGGCTGAATCTTTGCGCAAAGGGACCTACACGACGACCGGTCCAGTTGTGCCGGAAGCGCCTGCCACGAAAGGGCGCTCTGTTGATGATCTGTTGAAATTTTACGGGGGCAATTGATGGCTGATCTTCAGCAGTTGGAGCGCGCATTAATCAATGCGGACGCTGCCGGCGACGTGGAAGCTGCTAGGACTTTGGCTGCGGAAGTGCGCCGGATGCGTGCTGCTGTCCCGGCGAAAAGCCAAGGCATGACAGGTAAAGTTGTAGACGGTGCGGCTGATGTAGCCAAGGGCGTAGCGTCGGGCTTTGCCGACTTGGGCGATACCTTGCTCAACGCGGCAGCTTACCTGCCCGGCAAAGCGATCCCGGCAATCAAAGAGTGGAATGACGATCGGTCTGAGAGTCTGAAACAGTTCAACGATGCCAACAAGGATTCCACGGCGTTTGCCGTTGGTCGCGTCGGAGGCAACATCGCAGCAACGTGGCCTGTTGGCGGTGTGCTGGGCGTGGGCGTCAAAGCGGTATCTGCTGCCCCGCGTGTCCAAGCGCTCGGCAATGCAATTGCGTCGGGAGGATTCAATCTCGGCGCCCCAGCTGCTGCTACGGTCGCTGGGAAAGCGGCTGACGTCGGCATTCGTGCTCTGGGCGGCGCTATATCTGGCGGCGCTGGCACGGCGCTGGTTAGTCCAGAAGATGTCGTGACTGGTGCGGTAATGGGCGCAGCAATCCCAACTGCAGTGAAAGGCACTATGGCTGTTGGCAATGCTGGCGGTAAGCTGGTGTCAGCCATTAAGGCACCAAAAGATGCAAAGCTGGCAAAGACGGTCCTTGAAGCAGCAGAGGCTAATACGCCGGAGCAAATCGCCGCAGTAAGGGCTGCGCTGAACCAGCAAGGCCCATCCCTGTTGCCGCCGGAAGCCGCCTTGACTGTCCCGCAGATACTACAGCAACCGGGTGTGAGCCAGCTGCAGCGCACAGTAAAGAACGCAGGCGATACGACGCTTTTTCGCCGCGAGCAGGCGCAGAACGTAGCAAGGCTGCAGGCTTTGGATGGCATTTCGCCTGTGACCGGGACAGTCCAGCAGTCTGCGCAGAACATGGGTAATGCGCTTGAACGCGTCGTCATGCCGGCGGAGAAAGCCGAATCTGGGCGCATCAAAGCCCTGTATGAGGCGGTAGATCCGGCTGACGAATCGGCGTTTGTCATGCCTGTGGAGAGGTTGAAGGCAGCACAGGACCGGTATCTTGGCCCTGGAACTTTTGGAACGGGAAAGCGGGCGTCCGAAGCAGTTCGGGAGGCGGAGAATATCGTTCGATCTAGAGGCGGACGGCCAGAGCAGGTGGTTAATAGCCCAATACTCGGCGCCGATGGGCAGTCAGCGCGGCAGGTAGTGACGCCGGCAGTAGCGGCCGGCGGCGCACCATTCCGCGAGATCCAGAATCTACGCTCCTCGCTCAATGAGGCAATTTTGGACGCAGAGGCGAATCAGGCGACAAAGGAAGCCGCTGCGCTGAAAGCGATGCTTGGCGAAATCGACAGCGGCGTTGACGCGGTCGCCGCTGGTCGCGGTTCGCCGCTGGAAGTCTTCACGCCCGCCATGGTGTCGAAGTGGCGGGAAGCGAACGCAGCCCATGCAGCGAAGATGGATCGATTCCACACTGGCCCGCAAGTGTCGATGTTCAGGAAGGGTGGCGACGGATTGCCCGCAGCGCAAGGGGCGGAGCTGGCCGGGAAGTTCTTCAACGGTGCGCGATCACAGACAGCAGATGCGCAAGCTTACAAGAAGCTGATTGACAACAATCCAGACCTGATTGAAGCAATCAAAAATTATGCGATCACTGACCTGGCTAACCAGACGGATCGCCTCGGAACGCTCTCCAACGGTAAGGTCAAGAACTGGCTGGATGGTCGAAGCGGCGCGATCGGGGAACTGTTTGGCGACCAGGAGCAGGCGGTTTTGCGTGCCGTGTCAGAGAACCTGAATGCCGCAGATTTAGCTGA